AAGTCCCAGTCTGTTACCGATATACAAGTCCATACCTATCTTAGTAACTGCTTTTGCTCTTGCACGAATAGGGTCATAGTCTTTAGGGTCGTTCTTAGATAGGTCTAATGATAATCCTGCTTTCTTAAGACCTTTCTCAAATGCACTATCTGTATTGACTAACTTAAGTCCTAATGCTTTAAGGGAAAGACCATCAACCACTTCTGATTTACCACTTCCAGGCCCACCCATTAGAAACACTGCTTTAAATATACCTTGGTCATAGACTCCTTCGTTAAGTAAGTCCTCTTGCATGTAAGATGGTAGTGTATCTTCTTTAAGATTCATACCTCTTCTTACTGCTTTCCAAAGTTTGTCTGCATGTTTTTGGTCGGGTACACCTGTTTTAAATGATTCAAAGTCGTTTTCAGTTGCAGCCAATCTCATCTTAGATGCACTCATTCCACTTACGTCATCTGAATCGGGGTCTCTTTCTCCAGCAGAGATGATTTGAATGTCATCAAACTTATAGAAACCATGTCTACCTTTTACTGAGTTGTATTTGTTTAGTATTGTAGTGAATTCTTTAACTCTATCTGAACCAACGACCATACGAATTTTAGTGTAACCTTGTGTGTAAAGGTCTGTAACGATTTCGAACACTTGTCTTGCATTACTGTTCATTACCCCAACCTTTCTACCAAAGAATAGGTTCATGAATTTCTGTTTAGTACCAAAGTCTAGTGGGTTCTTCTTGGCATCTTGTGAATGTGACATATAGATTAGAGGAACATAACCACCACTAGTAGATTTTGTAAGTTTATCAACAAGTTTTGCATGTCCAACTGTAGGTGGATTGAATCTACCAAAGCTAAACACTGCACCTTTTGTTTTATCTTCCTTTACAAATCTATTAAATGTTTTCATTATTTATCCCATGCCTTTGCAGCGTTAAAGTTATTCTGACTGAACTCCATTCTGTCTACTAACTTAACTGCACTTCCGTCTGAGTCAATTGCAACATAACCTTCAGGATTGACCACTTCAAATCCTGTGTCGGTCTGTTTGAATGTACCCACACTCTTTACTCTATTTAGGGCGTTAATAATAAGTTGTTTTGCAGTAATGATGTATCCTTGGAAATGTGTAAGGTTGTCTACCATTGCTCTGATGACATTTAAGTCTCTCATGATATCCTTACCAATCTGTTCTTTGATTATCTTATTTTTTTCAGTTTTAATCTTTGCAACAATCTTATCTCTCCAATAGGTCTCTACATGATTCATATAGTCTTGACCATTCGGATTCCATTTACCAGCTCTAATCAATGAGTTGGTGTATGTCTTGTAGGATGCTCCAGCAGCTCCCTTTGATGTTAGTGTCTTTTGGATGTCCATGAATTTCTTAAGGTCTTTTTTAGTTATTCCGTGGAATGCTCTACCTGTGTTCTCAAGTGCCTTAGTCAACTTAAGTGTTTCGGATGCCTGCATATTACCATAACCAGTTGTGTCTTTGTATGTTGCATCATCCATCCATACATCTGAATTCTTACTTGGAAGTTTTGCACCGAATGATGCACTTAGTGTATCAATACTACTCCCCGAGTAGGTTGTGTGAAATACAATTCCTAGTTTTGCTGAATTCATTTCCTTTCCAACTGCAGAATCAGCTTCAACTGCATATAGAATTGTATTAGGTTGGAATGTAATGAACTTCTTTCCGTCCATTGATGTAGATTTCTTATCGTTAGTGAACATTAAGTCACCTTGAAGGATTTGTTTCATCCCTAATTTAGATAAGTATTTGAATGAGTCTAGGAACTTGGATTCAAGTTCTCCACTTAGTTCGGGTGCATCCTTAATTTCTTGTTCGGATGTATAGAACTTAGGTTCTTTATTGAATAATGATTTCTTTGCAACAAAGAACTTCTTAGTTTCGGGATGAGGGCCACAAAAGATTGCAGGAGCTCCATCCCATTTAACAGTCATGTTAACTCTACCACTAGAGTTACCCTTGAGCATGTTTCTGAGTTCTTGTAGGAAGGTTATAGATTGACGACCACCATCAATACCAAAATTGATAATGTTATCTTCTAAGTGTTCTAAATGTAAATTCTTGACTGCCATATAGTAGATTATACACTAAAATGTGTATCCTGTCTACTATTTATAAGAATTAAAAGGTGTGTTATTCGGAAATAAGAGCTTCAAGCATTTCTGCATGACAAATGTTAGCATCACTCAAGTCATCTGTTAGAGAAGCAACATAAGATGCAATGTAACCATCTGCAGTCAAATCAAACCATCTCTTGTATTCTCCTTTCTCTTGGTCTGTTCCACTTGCACTAATTCCATTGTCTCCAGTCATTGATGGATGAGCTGTTCTCCATTCCGTAAGAAGAGTCGATAGACCAGCAGATAAAACTGTATTTCTTGTAGTGTCATCAAGTTCAGCTTGCACAATATTATTATCTGCATCTAAACCTGTTATTGCAGGTATTTTATAAGTACCCGAAACATTATTAAACAGATTTAATTCCTCTTGAATGCCATCCACATAATTTGTTTCATATGTATCACACTGTTCTTGTGTAAACAGGTTTGCTGTATATCCATGTACTGTTGTTGGAAGTGCCATTGTTAATTTCTCCGAAATTGGTATAAAAGTTTTATACTCTTATTTATGTTTTTATGAGTGGTCTAGAATGCAATTCTGACTCTAATTTTGCAATCTTTTTAGATATTTTATCAATCCTGTCGGTATCCTTGGATTTTTTTGCTTCTTTCAAAGAGCTCTTCAATTCAACCTTCTTCTGTAAAGTATCTAAAACTTCACTCGGTTTTAAATATTTATTCATATAACTATTTAGGTCACATTTTAAAGTCGCCAAACTTACTTGACCTTCCTCTATCTGCAACAGGAATTGAATCATCATAAGAACTTTCTGCATTCTCAATCAACTCTTCCTGTGCTTCTTGTTCACAATCGTACAACTTCATACGACTTCTGTCGACACCTATGACAAACCTTTTGAATACGGTGGGGTCATTGTATCTATTCTTTAACTGTTTGACTACCATTTGGTCTAACTCTTCTAATTCTTCTGAGGAGATTAGTGCAAACATAAAGTCTGCTGTTGCTGGTAATCCAAATGACTCTGAGGTATCTGTAAGTTCCACATCTGTAGAACCATAACCACTTCTTGTGGTCTGAGTTGCACTCATGATTGGTACATCAAACTCCACTGCAAGTCCTCTCAACTCCTCTGCAATACTCTTAACTAGTGTATAACTGTTTGCACCTGCACCAGGCTTGACCCTGTGTGATGCACATATGTTAAGATAGTCAATGTATATCATATCGGGTTTGAAATCCTTCTTGATATCTAATTCTTGTAGTAAGTGTCTGAAGTGACCAACATGTGCTGATGCAGTAGGGTATTCTTTAATGATAAGTTTACCAGTAGTCTTACCTTTCAGTTTATCCACCTTCTTACCAAATTGTGTTTTAGTAACATCAGCCAAGTCTTGAATAGGAATGTTCAGAACATTTGCATCGATTCTCTCTGCAATCTTTTCTTCTGACATTTCTAATGTGATGTATAAGACATTCTTGTTCATCATCAAGTTTGCTGATGCCATGTGACACATGAATAGGGATTTACCGACACCCGTACCTGCAAGGCAGATGTTCAAGGTTTTATTCGGTAAACCACCCTTAGTAACTTTGTTGAAGTATTCCAAATCAAATGGTAGTTTCTCTTCTTCTCTATTGTAGAATTCCCATCTGTCATCGGCATCTTCTAATTGGTCATGACCAATATTTGTGTCAAAAGACACTGAAAGTGCATCCTTCAAAAGTTCGGGTATATCACCTTTAGACCGTTTAGACTTTTCGTCAAGAACCTCGATAGAGTCCATAACAGCGATGTAGATAGCTCTATCTTTGCACCATTTTTCTGTCTCGTCTATCAACCACTCTTGTGGTGTTTCTTCACTACTTTTCTCTATACTCCCAACAATAGACTTAGATTGAACAAGGTCACTGTCACTAAGACGAGTGTTGTTCTCTAAGTTAATGAGAAGTGCTTCTGCTGTTGGGGTTTTAGTGTACTTTTCGAAATAATCCTTTATCTCGTTAAATACAGTCTTCTCATCGGTCTCGGTGAAATACTCGTCCTTTATAAAGGGAAGCACCTTCCGTGAAAACGAATCACTCTGAATCAGATTCTTCAGTATCGTTTGTTCTATTCTCTGTTGTTCCATATTTAAAATGTTCCTTTGCTACTAGTTCTAATTTTTCCATCACATCGGGTGTGAAGTATTTTTCGGGATTGTTGTTAATCGTCTTACCAAATTCAGTCTTACCATTTGGGAGTTTAACTCTTGTACTTGATTTCTCAAATACTCCAAATGCAAGTGCCATATCTAATAGACCATAGTACCTGTCCAATCCTTTGTCGTATGATAACCTTACATCAACCACTCTGTTCTCAACAGTCAATCTTGACTTTGCGTTCTTACAGTGGATGATATTACCAACGATTTCTGTTCCTTCCTTCTCTTTCCTTTTAGAAAGATAGATAATTGATGATGCAGCGTACTTGAGTCCACTACCTCCACCCATTTCCTTTTGAGGGAACATAGAACCAATCACATCATATGTGTGATTTGTAACAATCATTGGAACACCGACTCGTCCAAGTTTAAGAGTAAGAACTCTGAATGCACCTTTGGTTATTTGTGCCCTCGTCATATCTTTGGTCTCTTTACCTTCTGCAGTGTCTTCGATTTCTTTGGTTGTTGATAACATACCAAGTGAATCTAAACAGAACATCATAGGTGGACGTTTGTCTTTGGGGGTTTCTGCATACTTATCCAGTATACTGA